CGATTTCTATCCCAATGTCAACACCTTTTTGATAATCTTCTCTGGCTTGTTTGTCTTTAATTTGTTCTGCTTCTAGCAAATCGCTAGCAATACGCTGTCCTATGTTTGCACCTGCAATTTCTGCTTGTGACCCAATTCTTTTCTTTTCTATCTCAACATTGGCACTAGCCTTCATTGCATCGAGTTCTAGCCTAGCTTGATCGTTCTGAGCTTTACGTTGCAACTCACCTTCTTTAATTGCAAGCTCTCTTTCTTTCATTTGAATCAATGGGTCTTGCTGCTGCTCTTCTATTCGTTCTTGTTCAGCCTGAGCTTGAGAGGTTGCTGATACTCGTCTGGCTGCTTCTGCAACAAGACTAGAAATTCGTTTTTCTACATCTGCTGGCAATGGCTCACCCTCTGGTGGCAACTCAACACCCATTTCCATTTCAACTTCTTTTCTAAATTGCATTGTTAAATGCTCATTAATATAAGCAGAAGCTGCTGCCATAATAGCTGGGGCAGATGGTGATTGCTCAACCAATCCCATAATCTCTGGATTTTGTTGTGCAGAAACAATTGTTTGTATATGCGCTTCGTGATCTTGAGTCATGTGTGCCTGAACAGGAATACCATTAATTAGGTTCTGAACCGCAGTCACTGGATCAACAGCAGGCACTTCTTCTTCCATAGGAACAATGTCTTCTACATTCCTTATTCCTAATACTTCTAACATCTGCCTATGTAATTCTTTTAAGTTATACATATCTGGAGCTGATTGTGCCAACTGCATTGCAGCCTGATACTGCATAATCCTTTGTGCCATTGTAGAAGCATTGGGATCAGACACTGGAAGAACATCTATTCTCTTATCAAAATCTTCTGCCTTAATAAACTCTTCCTCATCCATTTCATAAGGATATGCTGGATCAGTAAAGTCTGTAATGATGTTTACAAGTATTTCAAACTCTCTCCGCATAGAAGCATGGAGCCTTGCTTGTACTGCACTCATTACTTTCATGTTTCGCTCAAGCAAAGCAAGCGTTGTACCAACTGGTGCTTGATTATTCATATCGGATATTTTCATATCTGAAATGCTAGCAAAACGCCTACCCTCTTCTACAATGTTCTGCAAAAGTTGATAGAGTGTTCCTGACGGCTCTTTGTAAGGTAAAAAGGTGATATTATCTCGTATTGCACCACCAGGAACATCTACATCTCTAAACTCTCCAGGCATTATTGGAGTATCATCTCCTTTAATTCTAAGCCCTCTAGCCTTTAATCCACCAGGCAAATTAGATAAAGTACCTGCATCAACCAATTGTCTAAGTATTGATGTTGCAGATTTAGCCAATCCACCGACCATGTGTATCAAACCAAAGCCATAGAATCCTATTCCAGGCAGGTATTGATAGTGAACAAAGTGCATCCTTCTTAGTTTGGCTGGATCATCTTCGTAATAATTTCTTCTAATGCTTAGGACAATACCGCTTGGGTAATCCATTGTAACCACATAAGGCAAAGCAATACCTGTTTGCTCTCCGCTATCATTTGTGTCTTCGTAACCAATCAGGTCTAAATCAACCTGCATCTCAAGAATCGTTTGCCTATCATCATAGTTAAATGTAGGAGATTCACCCGTGATGTCATCATATTTCTTGGCAACATCTGAATAATTAGTATTTGATTCAGGCAACTCTATATCTCTATAGAAACCACTGACTTGCATTTTGCGTACTTCGTTTGTTGACTTACGCATTAAGTGAGTTGCTCTTTGGCACGTTTCTAAATCACTTGCACCATAATTGACAATCACTTCTTCTGCTGGCACAAATATAGAGCTGGGTCTGCCTAAGCTAGGATCATAATAAACTTTACGAAACGCAGAACCCGCTAAAGGCAAAGAAAATAACATCTTCTCTGTTTCAGTTCTATACTCTGTCATTTCATAAGTAAGAAGATAATTTAAGTAATCTTGTACTCTTTCCGCTTGTTTTTCTTTATCTTCAGTAATCTTGCCAACAATCTTAGTCCTTACTGGACCCTGTGCTGGAAACATTTCAGAAATAGATTGTGATTGAAAACGAATGACTGCTTCACTTAACATTGGGTGAAACACCCCGCAAGCACCCGCCCACGGCTCAGTTCGTTCTTCTATCTTTAATCCAAGCTGGTCAAGACCTTTTGTGTAAGTCTCTTCCCAATCCGATCTTGAGTCTTTGTCTCCACTGTAAGCATTGATAAGCTCATTACCCAGCTTCTGTAATTCATCTTCATCAATGTACTCTGCTAGATTAGAATTAAAGTCCTCATCTCCAACGCTTTGAGCATTGGGATCAAAATCAATAATCATGCCCCCATCATCAGTAGCAATTTCTACCGACTCTGGATTCTCAATGATAATGTCTAAATCTTGTGGTTCCTGCTCAATTGTACCTTCAATAGGCGTAGCAGGTTGTCTCTCAATAGCCAAAGTAACTCCTAATAATAATTTGCAATACGATTATGTTCTAACGGCTCATCTTCTTCATCTGACTGCAAAGAAATGAACCCACCTTGTCTGTATCTTAACAGAGCTTGCGTACTGCTATCAACTAAATCATCGTGTTCCATATTTGGAAATCCAGCAAACTCTTCTACAACTTCTTCAGCCCATCTGGTTTCTGGACACCACACAACCCCTGAAGCAAACAAGTCAGACACCGCATTGACTCTTGATATCTTATCATTACCTCTACTAGGTGTGTACTCTTGTACTGGAATGCCCATTGCTCTCAATTCAAAAATCAATGGCATACCCGCAGCCTTTGCCTCTACAATAAAAGCATCGGGCTTATAATCTGTGTATTTTTCCATTGCTTTTACTTTTAGCTCTGGAAACTCTAATCTTTCTTTATATGCGTCTAAAAGGATAATATTGGGTGCAAACTTGCCCTCATCTTTATCTTCTTGGTAAAAAACGCCCCATGTTGTGCAAGCTGAATAGTCAGCTCTTTGATTCTTCATAAAGGCTGTATCCCATGACTGGATAACAAACTCACATTGAGGAGGGCTAATACCTTCCCACACTTGCCACCATTCTCTTTTAACCAACGCCCCTTCTTCTGAAGTGGGGTCTTGTTGGTACTGAGCCATCCATTTACTGTTGGGAAGCTCTGATCTCAGTGCATTGAGTTCTTTCATACTCCAAAACTCTGCCCATAAAGGATTGCCTGAAGGCATAATGGCTGGAAGCTCTATCAATTCCCACTCATCTGCACCGCCACGCTTTATGCTGGCATCTACTACTTGACCCGTCAGGTCTTTATTGTGCCATCTTGTCATAACCACAACGATAGAACCATTCGGTTGTAAACGCTGTCGTGGACCAGAAGTGTACCATTCGTAAGTACGATTAAAGACATTGATGTCGGCACTTGCACCCTCTTGTTCTGAATGAGGATCATCAATCACCAACAGATCAGCACCTTTACCAGTAACCGCACCACCCACCCCTATAGCAAAATACTCTCCACCTTTGTTGGTGTTCCATCTTCCTGCTGCCTTGCTATCTGATTGCAAGCTAACATCAGGAAATATTTCTTTAAAATCTTTGCTATTGACTAGGTTTCTAACCTTTCTACCAAAACCAACCGCTAACTCGGCAGTGTGTGCAGTCTGAATAATCTTCTTATCGGGGTATTTACCTAAAAACCATGCAGGCAATAGATAAGAAGCAAACTCACTCTTGGTATGACGAGGGGGCATATTGATAATTAAACGCTTTAGTTCGCCTTTAGCGACTCTTTCAAACGCCTCAGCCATTATCTCGTGGTGTTTTCCGTGAATAAACGCAGCCCACATCTCTCCAACAAAGTGCATAAAGCTATCTTTACACTTGTCTCGGTTGATTGACTTCTCATACTCTTCGATTAAGCCAATGAACTCTTGTTGCTGTGAACTGGGTAAACTTTGAATCTGTTTTAATAAACTTTTATTCATACTTAGTAAGTATATACCCAATAAGTAGATAACTTACTAAAATAAAAACTTACTAAGACCATTAGGTATAAACTTAATAAGTGTATACTTACTAGTATTAGGGTATATCTACCTCTGGATTATATCATTTTGCATGACTTCACAAAAAAATCAACATAAATTTAGAAATAACCCTATGGGGGGTATATAGTCTCTACACCTTTTCCTATAGAAATTACATATACCATACAACCAAAGCTAGCAAAATGCAATAAACATAGGGGGGG